CCGTCGGTGCAGATGAAGATCGCCGCGGCAGCTGCCCCGAACGGGATCACCTGCGAGGTGGCCGGGTCAGCCGTGATCTTCACGGGGAAGACCCCGGAGTTGCGCTCGATTTTGGACATGGACTTCCTCCCTGTGCGGTTGAGCCTTCACCCGGTTTATGGCCTGCGGAGAGGCATAACCGGCAGGTTTAGCGCGCCTTGCGCTTCCAGTGGGGAACGTGGCGCTCTTTGACCCGTGCGATGGCATCTTCCTTCTTCAAGCCCGGGTTCTCGGCCATTTCCCTCCGGGCCAGCTGGCGCACCAGCTTGGGGTTCAAGTCCACGCTCTTGGGCGGTCCAGCCGCCTCGGGCGGCGTGTAATTGACCGCGCCGCGCACCTCCAGATTCCGCTTCTTCGCCACCCGGAGGATGTCAGCCGCGGAGTCGATCCACGCCTCGGGATCGCGGTGGCCGCGCTTGTCAGCGATGCCGCCGTGGTACACCTTGCCCTTCGTGCTGATCCCAGCCGCCTTGGCTTCGCGCAGCATCCACGCAGCCTGACGCTCCGGCAGGGCGTCCATGTGCGCGCCGCCGTAGCGACCCTCCATAAGGGTCCGGTCTGTCCCCTGCGCGCCGGGAGGTGTCTGCGTAGCACACATGAGGGCGAAGGCCGGTGAGCCGCCAGCTGCCAAGCTGTTGCGGTAGACGGTCACGGCATCGGAACCCAGCCGCAGAACCTCCTCGGGGATCGTCTCCTTGCTCTTCATTTCTCCTCCGGCGGTGTGAGACGCTTGACGTACAGAGGGCCGTTCTCCCCGACGTAAGCGCCCAGCGTGTTGAACTCCAGAAACTCTTCCGCGTCCTCGTGCGTCATGCCGTCACGGTCAACGAGGGTGGCGATGCACTTGTCGTAGTCGTAGACCGCCACAGCTGCGTGATGGTGGTTGACGACGTACCCGATGATGGCAGCCTCAAGACCGTCAGCCAGCAGCGCGTCGGGGTTTGCGTTCGCAAGTGCTTCGCGAATCTCTTCCCACGCCGGATCGTCCGCGTTCATAAGACCCCTCCTTGAGGATGCCAGCCAAGTGCCCGCCGTCCCGTTCGAGATAATCTGCCGCCCGCCGCAAGAGAGTTGGGTTGTCGCGCATCATGCCCAGAGAGCGGTTGCAGAGATCGCAGCAGGCTCCGCGAACACGCCCGGTGGAGTGGCAGTGATCGACGCTCAACGACCTGTCCGTCGGGGTTTCACCGCAGATGGCGCACGCGCCGCCCTGCCTGCGCACGATCTCTTCGTACTGCTCGATGGTCACTCCGTAGCGGCGACTGAGCGCATTGCACCGCTGCGCCCGGCGAACGTCGGCGCTCTCGCGGTAGCGCCGCCTTTTGCGGTCACGCTGCTCCTCCGGGTTGGCGCGGTAACGCTCCCGCTGCCGCGCAGCGGCGCGCAGTTTCTTCGCAAGCAGCTGTTGATTCAGCGCAATCATTGCGTGATCAAGCCGGGGGAAGTGGTCCCCCTGCCGCGCCACTCGCAGGATCACCCGCGGGAGGAGGAGGGCCGTCGGGGCCGGGGGCGGCGGCAGGGGGAGGCGGTGGTGGTGGCGGGGGCAGCATGTACGGAGACGCATCGAGGTCGAGCGAATCCGCCCAATCGGAGAGCAGCGCGTTGTATGGGCCAACCATGCCCATCGGGATAAGACCTTGAAGGACCGGACCAAGGACTTGCAGGGCGTTCTGCATCTGCTCCTGCCGGTACATCTTGTTGGGCTTCCGGGCACTGCCCGACTCGATGCGGTAGTCGAACTCGCGGGCAATGGCTCCCACCTGATCGCCACCAGCTGCGTTGAGGTGCATGTTCCACGCCTCGGCCCCAAGCGGACCAAGGACCGGGGCTACGTCGCGGGCTTGGAGCAGCCAGCGTGCCGCCATCGCTTCCTTGCGTGCGCAGGCACTCATCCAATCCTCGACCGCGTTGCTCATGTCGTCTGGGCGTATCGACATGTTGTCTTGCTTCACCTGCGCCTCACTGGCACTGCGCAGCTGATTTCTGGTTTGCCCGTAGACCAACTCGGTGAGTCCGACGCGCTTGTCGAACATGTCGGTGACGGCGGCGATGATCTCCCAAATGTCCCGGTTCACCTGCGGCATGTTGAAGACGCTGACGATCTCGTTCACCGACTTCCCCAGCGCCTCGCTGATCTCGACGATCTTGAACCCCTGCTCGCTGGGAGCCAGCAGCTGATCTTTGATGTCCTGATCCGCCGCCTTGCTGACGCCGACGATGGTTTCGCAGCTGACGCCGATGCGGGTGGCAAGGAACGACAGCGCAAAGTTGATGAACCGCAACTCACCGATGCCCGGCTTGATGTGGCTGATGGGCCACAGGCTGTTGGGCTTCGGGTGGAAGGCCAGCATCTCGAACGGCCATCCGCCCTGATCGGCCCACAGCGGGATCGGCCACGAGGCCCGGGTGCGCAGGGACTGCGGCAGGCCGTCCTCGTCCTTCTCCTCCTTGAGAATCTCGGGCGGGACGTTGAGGGGATACTCGACTCCCTCGGCCACGACGAGGTAGGTGTAGTCGCCAAGGGGATCGAAGATGCCGCGGTCTTCCTTCTTGGCATCCTTCAGCCGGTCACCGAATCCCGTCTTGCTCCAGACCTTATAGAAGGTGATCAGGTCGTTGGTCTTCCCTGTCCTCTTCTTCAGCGTGCCCTGCGACCGCTCTTCGTTCTGGCGGCTGGCGGAGTCGTAGCTTTCGAGGTTCGGCTTGAGATCGTCGCGGGACAGGCCGTACATCCGCGCCACTTGATCGATGGGTAGGACGCACCGCTTCGCGCACCAAGTGATCTCGTCGATCACCTGCGCGTCAGGGTCGAGGAGCAGGTTGTCGATGCTGTCCATGAACGACCCGACAACCATCGTCGGCTCGGCGGGCGGGACGTTCGGGTACTCGACCGCTTCCGTCCACAGCACGCCAGCACCCTTGATGATCGCCTCGTCGATGGCCTTGCGAGAGTGCGACTTCAAGTTGTTCTCGACCGGCGTCCAATTCAGATACGCCGACAGCAGCTTGGCCTGCATGGCGCGCTTCTCGTCTTCCAGAGCGACGGCCATCGAAGCCTGCTCGAACATCTGGAGTCCCGGGTTGGGCATCGGCATTCCCGTCATCGGGTCAACCTGCTGGGCATTGATGTCGATGCCAAGCATCTCCGGCGAGACGGCAGGGAAGCGGCGCGGGTTCACCGTGCGGACAGGGTTGCGGTTATAGAGGACCGCCCCCAGCAGCTTGACCGCCTCGAACACCCGGTTGACGACGATACGAAACGCCGGGGCCGGGGCCGGGCGGGACATGAGGTTCAGCCCGCGGTTGGAGTTCTCGAAGAACCACTTCGCCCCACCGTCGAAGAAGTACATGGCCTCCCGGGCATCGGCATCGAAGGCCGACTTCGCACGCTTGGCGGCTGATATTTTCTTCAGCCAGCTGGCGGCGATGGGCCGCAGCGGGGAGTCCGTAGGCAGCTTCGCCTGCTTGGGGGGCGAAGTGTCTATGGCCTTGCCGCTCTCCTCACCGATGTCCTCTGCCACTGCAAGCCTCCTATACCGGCTTTATGGACTGAAACGCCCGGTAGGCGGCTATTCGGACTTCTTCTGGCGGGCCAGCATGGCGACGAACTGCGGCAGCAGCCCCGACAGTTTCTTGAGAAGCGCCGTCTCGGGATGCTCCTTCCAGCAGCCCCACTGCCGCCACGCGCTGTTCTCCTGCAATCCCGGGTCGTCGGCGTGCCGAACGCTGGGCTTCTCGATGAACCCCTGCTGCTCGGAGAAGGTGAGGATGTAGACGGTCTTTGCGCCGGGGCGGCGGCTGATCCAACCCATCCGCGGGTCTTGCGGATTCAGCGGGTTGTCGAACCACAGAACCTTGTCGCCCAGTTCCATCTCCGGCGGGACGAATTCAGAGCCATTCTGAGAGTCCATTACCAACCTCCATTTCGCGCGATGACAGGTCTGACTGCGGTCCTAGATACACGCAGTTGCTAGGCGTAGCGCGCGCCTTGCGCTCCATGTATTTGATTATCCACTCGGGTGTCGCCATATCATCGGGCTGTTTTCGTTCTGCAACGTACTTCGGCTCGGAGGCGACCAAGTACTCCATGCACTGGCATGCATGCACCTCGCCGCGCGTGTTCGGCGTGTCGGTCACCACCGACAGCCCGTTCACGAACGTCACCTTCTTCCGGTAGCGCTTCAACTCGCGCTCAAGGTTTGGACAGCTGCCGCGCAGCACCCGAAGACGGGGCGTGCCGTTGGGGCGAATGTGCATTGCTGTCCGCACCGCGCCAGTTCTGGCCTCGATGTCATCGCATCCGGCCATGAACCCGGAGCCAGTGGACAGCGAGCGGACACTGTGCTTTCGCATCTCGACGACGTACTGCTCCACCACCTGCCGCCCGGAGCCTATGTCCCGCAGCCTGCCGCCGCGCATGTCGATGATGAACTTGTAGAACGTCTGGCCTTGGACGGCAGCTGCGAACTTCTCCCCGAACATCACCGCGTTGCACCCGCGCAGGTACAACTCGTCGTAGATCAGGAGCGTCTGGTTGTCGGGGGGAACCGCCATGAACAGGACCGCCGTCACGGCGTGGCCCGGGTCGATAGCGGCGTAGCGTGTCCACTCTGCCGGGACGGTGACCCCGTTGGGCAGGCTTTTGCGCTCCATACCGTGGACGGACATGGCGAAGCCGGGATAGACGAGAACGCTGTCGGTGACGAACTCGCCCTCGGCGCGCATCCGCAGAACGTCTTCGCCTTGAGCCGACCACCGCTCTATCGCCTTGGCCTTCTCTTCCGCATCGATGTGGTCGTTGTCGAGGAACCGGAGAGTGAACTTCTGGATCGTCGGGTTCGGCTCACCCGACTCCGCGGCCCGGTCAGCACGCTCCGACAAGCCAAGAAGCGTCTCCGACTTGGAGTGCGGCATGGCGCTAAAGCACAGCTTGCCCTTGCGGTCGGCAAGGCGCGCCTGCATTTCCGGTAGCCAAGCGTCATTTCCAACGTCCTCGTCAAAATGTACGCGGTCGGCAGAAAAACCTTGGGGCGCGTCACCCTCGGCGGAGAAGAACTGGATGCGCCATCCGTTGTGCAGTTCGATGTTGTTGCAATAGCCAGCTGACTTGAGAACCCAGCTGATCGACTTGATGAACCGCGGCGGGATGAGCGGAGGAGCGGGCTTCGCATCCGCCCGGCGGTCTGCATCCTTCGAGGGATCGAAGGCGCGCCACTGCTTCGTCTTCTTGTCGCGGATGATCTTGAACGCCCCGGCACGCAGGAGGTACGGCACGCACACGAGTCCGATGTGGGACCAGTTGCGCCCGACGATCACCAGCACGCCGTCCTTCTCGGGGTACTTCCCGTGCGGGTCTTGCCCGGTGGCGGCACGGGCGTCCTCGATGAACGTGCAGAGGGACTTGCCGGAACGGTTGCCGCCAAGCACCAGCACTTCGCTGGCCGTGCAGGCGTGTACGTTCTCCTGCTGCGCGGACGGCTTGTAGAGGCGTAGCGCCTCGATCCGACGCTCGTTGATTTCCGACTGCAACTCGCGCAGCCGGTCCTTCGCGAAGCTACTGGTCTGTATCTGAATGTTCGGCAGGGGTTTCAAGTGTCACCTCCTCGACCACCGGGAGAGCCGACACAGCCGGTGGGGGCAAGAACTGCTCCACCGCCTGCTGGAGTCGGGCATCCAACTCCTCGTTCAACTCCTCCTCGCTCCACATCATCAGCGGCTTCTTCGAGCCACCCTGCGAAGCGTTGGTGGTCACCAGCTTGGTAATCAGTTCGAGAATCTTCGTCCGCTGCGGCCCGCCCGGGGCGGAGTCGAAGTAGTTCTTCATCAGCAGGTTCGAGAACCCGTTCACGCCGCCGAAGCAGTGCATCACCTGCTCCAGCAGTTCCGCGGAGTGGGGAATCTCGCTGCCGCCACGCTTGGACCCGGCGAGCATCGCATCGACGGCGGAGTCCTCCAGCCGCTGCATCTCGCGGGCGCGCTTCTCCTTGCGCTGGTCAGCCTTGAGACGACGCCGCTTGACGACGCACGACAGGCACTTCATTCGCCTCTTGCGGAAGACCGGGAAGTTCAGCGGCGTATCCTCACGCTCGCCCCCGCAGTCCTCGCAGGTCTTCATTCCAGCCATCGTCCCTCCAGTAGAAACCGATCCGACAGGCGTCCCTGCCGGATCGGCCCCAAGCTGCCAGCACGCGCTGGCTATTTCCGCAGGAGCGAGGACGAGAACGGCGTGCCGCCAATCCGCTGGCCGCTCGCACCGTACAGCTGCATCCCCGGCGACCCGGAGGACGCCAGACCGCCACCCGCAGCACCTCCGCCGCCCATGCCGTTGATGGCATTGGCCCACCCGGCCTGCGCGCGGAGGTCGTTGTCGGACACATAGCGCTTCGTCTCGGCTTCGTACTGCCGCTGGTCGTGGGCACCGGCTTGCAGGGCGCGCTCATGGTCGTCCTGCCGCCAGCCTTCCATAGTCTCCAGCTGCCCGGCGGCGCTGTCGGAACGGGCCTGCTGTCGGTTGGCCTCGTCGTAGAGATGGTCGGACGCGCCGCGGGAGAAGTTGTTGAGGCTGGCCGATCCGGCCTGATTGCCGGAAGCCTCGGCCCGCGCAGCCCGGTTGGCGGCGAGGCGGCTCTCGCCAGCTGCGTCGGCGTTGGCGGTCAGGGCGGAGAGAAGGCCACCGCGGTGCGGGGCGTTGGATGCCATACGGTACTGGGAGTAGTAGCTGCTCATTTTTGTGCTTGCAGGTGTTCGCGGAGGGGATCGTGGAACTGGAACGATGGGCCGCGGGATTCCCCTGTGTTTTGCGACTCCGTCTGCGAGTCGATGCGGACGCCCGGGATGACTTCCTGATCGGGAAGGTTGCCGCCGCGCTTGTACGCGGATAGGTAACGCCGCAGGTCGCGGATGCGCGCCCCGGTGGCTCGGGCCGACAGGGGGTCGTCCATCAAGGCTTGGTTGTGGGACGCCCGCAGGCTGCCCAGCTGCTCGCCGTACTTGTTGGCGAGCGCCTGCCCCGTGTAGTCGTAGTTCACACTGCTGGAACTACTCCGGCTCGGGGACTGCCCCGAATGGAACGAATGGAGGTCTTGAAGAGGGTTGATGGTTGGCACTGGCCGTCCTCTATCTACGCCAAGGGCGGCGGGGTCGCCCCCAGCCGCCCGGCAGCCTCACTGAACCGCCCGGCGGTCACTTGCCCTCTTTGGCGCTCCCACTCCGATGGGCGTACTCGTCAGCCTCGGTCCACGCCTTGGACCGGGCTTCCAGCTTCTTGGCCTTGAACTTCCGATAGGCCGAAGCCTTTTCGGCGCGGGCCTTCTTCTTGATCACATGCACCTGCTCGCCCAGTTCGCGTGCGTTCTTGGCGGCTTCCTCGGCCACGACCGGGAAGGCGACGAGAGCGATCAGCGCAAAGACGAAACCACGCATGGCAGACTCCTTCTGACAGGGATCACTACGGGTTACCGGACGGCGCGGGATCGACCGGATCGGTCGTACCGGACTGATCGGGGTTACCGGACTGATCGGGGTTACCGGACGGCTCGGGGACTTCGTCGCCGTTCGCGTCGATGACGAGCCGGGGCGAGGGCGTGCCCTTCACGCCCAGCGAGACGCGGGTGCCCAGCGGCTGCTGCGTCGGGCCGTCGATCACGAGCCAGAACACTTCCTTGTCCGGGCAGCCAGCGGCGGGGAGGTACTCGTCCACCACGCCGTCGTAGCCCTTGACGACCAGCTTGGCCCCCGGGAGGACCGGAGCGCCGGTGTCGTTCGGAACCGCCACGCAGGTGACGATCTCGTTGGAGAGAACCGCACCCGTCTTGGCGTGAACGTCGGTGAACTGCTTCTTCGTGAAGACCTGCGACCGTCCCGTGACGGTGGGGTCGGTCTTCTCGATGGGGTGATACCAGACGGTGCCAAGGACTTGGCCGCGGCTGAACCCGGGGTCGAACGTGTAGGACATGGTTTCCCTTTCTTAGGATCAGGCGGCTGCGACGAGTTTGAAGAAGTTGCGCGGACTGACCATGCGCAGGTTGGCGAGAACCGAAGCGACGTACTCGTACGCTTGGTTGTGCTGGTTGAAGTACGGTCCCTCGGCGGTGATCAGCTGCGACTCCATGCAGTGGAGGTACATGTTGCCGATGCTGACGCCGTAGCCGCAGCCCGTCGGAACCGAATATTCCGTCGAGATTTCGACCCCGTCCTGCTCGAACACATCGCTGAACCCGTAGGACTTCAGACCGTTCGTCCGCGTGACGATGGTCCGCTCCTTCGAGTCGAGCCGGTTCATGTAGTCGATGAACATGCGCCGGTCCACCAGCACGAGATCGATGGCCGATTCCTTAGAATCGTTTCTTTTCGCCTGATGAATCGCCTCGCGAGTCGCCTCGACGCACTGATCCTTCCAAGTGGGCGTGGCCCCCTTGAAGAACGTCGAGGTGTAATTTGTGAGGATCGGCGTGTAGTAGTCGTAGGACTCATCGCACGCCACGTTGGGCCAGCTGCCCTTCTCCAGCTGCGAGCCAGCCTCGGCACCCAGTTCGGTCGAAAGACCGGCGTAGGTGTCCTTCGCCCAGCAGAACGGGTCCGCGGCGTTGGCGGCGCGCTTCGTGCCGTCGTCCACGTTCACGGTGCCGTCGTAGCCGGTGAACGTGTCGAGGCCGCAGAACCGATGCTCGTTGCCCGGAGCATCGCCGTCGGTGTAGACCTCACGCGAGATGTGCTGCTCGACCGACTCCTGCAAGCGCGAGGCCATCTTGCCTGCGACTTGGATCAGCGCCTGCTGACCGCGGTTTTCCAACATCTCCCGCCGTAGGACCGCGTCCGTACATTGGTATCCGCGCCAATCGAGCTTGGCCGTCTTCCAGAGATTCTGGCGGCTGAAGACGCGCGGAGTCTCTCCGTTGTTCGCGGACACGGGCTGGTTGCGGAATCTCACCTCCCATGAAAAGCCCCTGCCCGACTGATTGGTCAGCACGTTGCCGCTGGCTTCGAGCGCAGCGAGGACACGGTACTTGCGAAGGACTGCGATCTCCTCAGTTCTGAGGTAGTTCGTCAGCGTTGTGCCGATAGCCCTCGCCCAATCAGTGGTACTCGCCATTGCGCCGTTCCTTTTGTGTTGTGGCCGAACTAAATCAGCCCGTCATCCGAAAGTGCAGAGCGGAAATGCTCTTCAAAACTCATCCCCTTGCGCGCAGCTTCGGGGTTGTTCGTCGTCACACCTGATCGATTGGCGGTTCGCGAAGCTGCTCGCCGCAGGTAGTCCATGTTGGCTTCGGCCTGACTCTGTTTCGGTGGTGCGCTGGGGACAACGCTCGCCGGAACGACTTGATCAAGCTGCCGCTGAAATGCCTGCTGCGACTCCGCTCTCGTTTGTGATGCCAAAACCTGTGTCTGAAGGTCGCGTTCGACCATCTTCAGCGCGTAGTCCCAACGGGCCTGCGGTGAAGCAATGCCCAAGGACGCTGCCTGTTCGATATATGTTCTGGCTGCCTCACCCTCTGGTGATACATTCCCGTTTGCGTCGTACAGCCAATCGCGGTTCTGCTGCTCGATTGATTGGACGTACTGAACGCGCGAAGTCTCTTCCAGCTGGCCGCGAACGATCTGTTCCGCCTGCTGCTGGGCAAGCCGCGTAACCATCGGAGCCAGCGCCTCTTCCGGGTTGGAGAGGAACTTGTCAGCGAAGTTCTGCTTGTACTGAAAGAACTCGGTGATCGCGTGCCGGGCGTCCAGCGGAGCGTCGGTGGCGATGGTGTCGCGGCCATGCTCGTCCTTGACGATGTACCGCTTGTAGGCGTCCCGCAGCTGGGGAGGATTCCACCACGATTCCTCCTTCTTCTGCTGGGGCTGGGCTACGGGCTGGGCGGGAGCCTGCTGCGCCGCACGCCACTTGTCGAACTCGGGTCGGTGCTGGAGGTACTCTTGGGCGACGGGCAGGATTTGCTGGTACTGGGCGAGAGCGCGTGTTGCTTCTTTCTCTCGTTCGAGAGACTGATACAGACGCTGCGCAATGGCGCGCTCATCAGCGCCTTGGAAGTCAGGCAGAGACTTAAACGCATCGAATGGGCTTCTCGGGGCAGCTGGTGCCTCGATCTGCTGCTCGGGTGCCTCATCGGTCACCTCCGGCTGCGATTCTTCTTCCGGTGCTTCCTGCTCGGGGGCGTCGTTCTCGGGGACTTCGTCCAGCATCTCTTCGTCGGACATGGGCTACCTCGCTTGGGGTGAGGGACTACCGAAAGACTTGCGTGTAGTAGGGCTGGCCGCTCGCAGCGACGACGACGCCGACGCCGATGGTCGAGTAGCGACCGTTGAGGATGTTTGCGCGATGACCGGGCGAGTTCATCCATGCCCGCATGACTTCCACCGGGTCGCGCTGACCGTAGGCCACGTTCTCGCCATACGGCCCGCCGGAGTGGTACATGCGGCGCTGGTTGGCCTGCTTGCCGCTCCACGAGCGGGCGAAGTTCATCAGCGGCGCGGCGACTGCGAGAGGGCGCAGGCCACGGCTGCGTCGTTCCCGATTCACGAGATCGACGATGCGGTATTCCCACTCGCTGCCGATGGTCACGCGGCGGCAAGTAGTGCCGTCACACTCGGTGCGATACAGCCGGTTCTCGGCGTTCGCAACCTGCGAAACGAGGGCGCACAGAAGCGCGGCGAAGAGCAGCCGCATGGTTCACCTTGATGCTTGGGGCAACGGTCTACGGGACTTATGGCCCGTTGCGCGACCGTTCCGCCATAAACCCCCGGAGGAACCACTGCATGGACTACGATCACGGCGCTTTTGTTGAGGAAGCCCGCCAGCGCATGTTGCGGAAGCTGGGGGAAGTGATCCTCAAGCGTCTGCCCGATGCCGATCCCGTTGAGGCGGCTCGGGTTCTGCTCGATGGATCGGACGAAGAACGGCACGCGCTCGTCCAGCAGCTGGACTCCGCCATCGCCAACTCCGCAGCTGGGCAAGCGCCCGGGATATCACCTGCGGAGAGGGATGCCGTCAGCGAGAAGACCGGCAGCAGCTGGTACGCGCTCGGCCCCGGGGACCAGAACGCACACGCGAGCATGCGGGACGCCAACCTGCTCAACGCCGCGCTCGGGCGAAAGAACGTCGTCAACATCCGCGACCTGACGGAGGGCGGGCACACGCACGCCACAGACGAAGAGGGGTTCCCGGTCGAGGTGGACTACGACGCCGGGCCGAACCTGTGGGCCGGGGGAGCGAGCGATCAGGACCGGGCACGCAACCGTGCGGCCTCGTGGCTGGACGCCTCCGACTACCACGACTCTGGTGAGAACGAGCCGGAACGGCACTCCTC